CATCCACCATACTGCATCACAATACCCAAAGCACTAGAGTGCTTACCAATTGTCTTCATCAACATCTCGTTCTGATCCAAACAGAGCATCGAATGGGCTTTAACATGACTAGTTTCCATCGATATAGTGGAGCGAACCTTGTTCGCTAAGAGTTTCTCTGTTGGTCGCATCTCTTCCTTCCCACTTGAGCTACACAGACTACGAATGTAATCAGGAGTAGCGAGCGCATCCCAATATTTGGCGTAAAACTCACACTTCTGGTCGAAATATTCACCTTTTGACAATATCCCAACTAAGGTCCACGGGGCACCAGGGCTCTTATCTGGCCTTAAGTGAGCTTCCACCTGTTCACTAGAATACACACGACTACCACCAATATGATTCCCGAATTCAAGCCACAACCACTGTTCAGCAATATCATATAGACGCTTCACACCTTCACTGAAGGGATCTTCACATCTATCATATCTTGACAAAGCCAAACGAGCGTTCTCCTTGGTAATTGTTGTGACACCAAACCCATCATAGTAACTCATATCCTCACCACGACGATCAAGCCATTTACGAACAAACTCATCTTCATAATCAGGGACGCCGTCATTAAAATGGCGAAAAACATGACCCATCACCTTCATATGAGCACCAATGTCAGAGAGTCTTGGAGCATGAACTTCCAAGCCCAATTCATACGGAGCAAGAATGCTTGGTAAATCCAAGCCCCGTACTAGTTTAAATTTTTATACTCAATGACATTGTTGACAACTGCCATCATCTTATCAAAATATTTCGAATCTTGCGACGGAACATAATTTGCAATCTGATTAGCAGCATCTTTCGCATCTTCATACCATGAGGGCGAAAAAGGATAGAAACGAGGTTTAGCAGAAACATTGGTATTACCCAAGCCATGCACACCCACACAATAACCATCCTTGGCGGAGATGAACACTCCACCACATGTACCTTCTTCAGTAGTACCAGAATACTCAACGACCTTCAGGCCGCGATCCGTACCAAGATACACAGTTTCACCAACATGGCCAACAGTCTGATACAGACGTGTTGGATCTTGTGAACGCACCCAGAAACACGTAACGATCTCTCCCTTCTCAGGAGCACGAAACTTCAGACCTTTGCTCATAGGACAAGCATTAGGTGCAATATATTGCACATAATCAGGATGGTTCTTGAGAACCACCCCCTTATCTGGAAGAACACATGCTTTACCACCAATAATAACAGAAACGGATGTAGCACCTACAACACCATGTCGAGGAACATACAAACAACTTCCGAAACCAAAGGCAGTGACACATACATCCACACCATTACGACTGGCCTTTACCAAGAATAGTCTTGGTTGAGTAAACGGTAAACTATCTTTCTGAAAATGTTCTGGTTTATTCACAGGAGCTGGGGGAGCTTTTGGGAATTTCTCCTTCAGCAGACGCATAATCCATGTCAAACGAGAGCGTTTCTCTTTGATGGATTGGAGTTTGTCTTTTTCATACCAAAGATCTTGTAGACGTCGAAACTCTGCAAGCAACTTAGCACGATCCATATCGTCATAACGGACATTTTCGTGAGAAAATTCACATTTGGCTTCACCAGCCCAAATGCGCTCATATTCATCATCCATCTCACGTTGATAACGTTCTTGTTCTTCACGCCACTTGGCACGGGCACGCCAATCTTCGATATCACGTTCTTGTCCTTTACTTATTTCATGAGCGACCTGCTTAGTAGTATTAGTAGCAGCACGAGCAGCAGCTCTATCAGCTTTGTCTTTCTTACCACCTCGATTCTTCTTCTTCCCACCTTCTGGGACAGCAACGGGAGCAGTTTTGACTCCATACAGAGCTCGATAGGTAGCAAGCATAACGAAACCAGTGCACACAACACTAAAACCACCGATAAGCCACCAATGATACTTAAGATAAAAAGCAAATGCACGATATTTAAGCCACCATAAACCATTTGTGATAGAGGTCGTTGCGGATAAGAACCGATCCTTAAGACGCTTCCACATTCCTGCCGTAGAAGGGTCACGACGCTGATAGCCAAGACCAAAATGAGTTTCGCCTTTGCGCACACGCTCCGCAGCGCGGGACTGTTGTTGCAAGATACCTTCCATACGCTCTTGAGACAACTGAGAACGAGAAAGCTCAATTTCTTCATCAAGTTTGCGTTCATTATCAGTCGGCTCAGGCCTCCCAGCACCCCACGGCCACCAACGGCGACGGGGAGTAACTAAAGTGCTATCATAACTTGAAGTCACCCATGAGGCGACAAAACTTGGCATAGATGAGATAGATCTAGGGGTTGGAGGATGAGCAGGCGAATCTGAACGAAGAGGAGGAACATCAACATCCTCACTATCAGAATCTGATTCAACCCACTCAGATGATGAATCGGAAAAATCCTCGTGTACAAGCGGCAGAGCATGATCGTGTTCGTCCTCACCGGCCTGCAAAGTAGTTATACCACTTGGGGTTTTCTGCTCAGCTATATCAGCTAAGACCGGACGGAGTTCCCTAATCATCGGGAAACAACCAGGGTCGTGGACACAATGGTGACCACCACACGAGGTGGAGCAGACAAAACCTATGGTGTCTTGAACAGCACAAGTCTCAGAGTGAGTACACCCACGTTGACGCGGGCGACTAAAACTGCGAGAACTAACGGTCTCAACAGGCGCAGGAGTAGGTACAGGCGTGGGGGGGACATCAGCAAGACCAGTTATATCACTAAAAATTTCTGCAACATCAGTAATCATAGTAGTAGCAGTAATACACTTCTGATAATAAGTAGCTACATGGGAACAAAAATCCACAATCTCATCGGTTGAATTATTACAGGCCAACGGAAACATCACAGCAAATAGAGACATACGTACATATTTCTTGTACTTCTCTTTTAATTGAATGCGAGCCTCCATAACGGTTGTCTGATTCGAACCTTTATGCATCTTGTAAATTAACGCCCCAGTAACAGCCACAAAAGAAGCAAGAAAAGCATACTCCATGACAGTTTCAGGTTTTCGTATAGTAAAATAACGATTCTGTTGTCTTTTCCCTTCACCAACAGTATATGGAATATAAACATAACCAGTACTATCCATAACCTTTTGGCAACTACGAGCAAGTCTACGCACGAGGAAAACAATCCCGGCAGTAAACCCATACACCACAAAAACATAATAAATTATATCCCACATGAGGGAAAACATCCTGTTTCCAACAGGAAAACGAAACGAGCGAGAGTTTGATCGGTCAACAATACCTAGGGTATACCTTATTTGCCAATAGACAA